GCAGCGCATCCGGGCCATTACGTCGGCACCCGCCTGCCGTCCAACCCGACGCGCGGCGCGCTGCACATCCCGCAGATGGAGACCGTCTCAGCCGTCAGCCAGTTCGCTGCCGAGCTGTCCGCGCAGACGGGTGTGCTCAGCGTCACACCGGCTCCGCGCGGGAAGCCCGGCGGTCCCGGACTATATGACGTCAAGGGGCTCGGTCACACCCCGTATCTCCAGCAGATCGTGAAGGCGCTGATCGAGAAGCGCGGCATGTCCGAGGACAAGGCGTATGCCATCGCGCGGGCCGCGATCCGGCGCTGGGCGGCTGGCGGCGGCAAGGTGCATCCCGAGGTCAGGGCTGCGGCTGGTAAGGCCGAGGCCGGTGAGCTGGAGAAGCAGGCACGGGCGAAGGCAGCATGACCGAGCTGCTGGAGTGGTTTACCGGCCCGGATGAGCTGGAGCTGGGCTGGAAGTTCGACCCGTTCGAGAAGCGGGACGAGCGCGGGCGCTGGACCAGGGGCGGTGAGGCGTACACCGCGCCGGACCCCGACCGGCTGATCCTGGCCAAGCGGCGCGGGTCCTACTACTACCGCAGCCCCGCTGACCACCCGTTCTTCCAGGAGCACCCGGTCAGCGCGGCCAACGTGGTCGCCGCCTACGACGATTCCGACGCCCAGGAGCGCGCCCAGGGGATGCGCTGGTACGCCGATGCGCACAACCTGGCCGCCAAGATGGACCAGGGGGACATCGAGAAGAACGCGGGCGTGATCGCCGCCCTGTCCCCGCAGACCGGCTGGGCGGTCAACATGTTCAACGCCGACCGGTCGCTGGACGAGAACCGGGCGCTCGGGCCGGGCGAGGGCATGATCACCGGCTCGATGCAGGCCAACGCCCAGGAAGCCATCGACGGCATGGACGCCGACGAGGCCAACAACAGCTCCAAGACCAAGGCGTTCGCCCGGCTGATCCGCGACGGCGGGGACGAGCCGGACGATCACCTCGGCCAGGTGGTCATCGACCGGCACGCGATGACCGTGGCCATGGGCAAGCGGCTGCCCAAGAAGGAAGCCGACAAGGCCCCGATCGGCAAGGACCGCTACTACCAGTACGTGGCCGACACCTACCGCAACGCCGCCCTGGAGATCAGCGCGCGGGGCACGCCGGTCAGCCCGCACCAGCTCCAGGCGATCACCTGGCTGCGGCAGCAGCGGATCAACGAGGCCGAGGATGAGGCCGCGCACGAGCTGTCCTCATCGGTGGCCGCCAGCCGGGGCGGACGGCGGCTGTCCAAGGGCCGGTCCACCATGCTGCGCAACGCCTGGGACAAGTGGCAGGCGGAAGCCGCCCGGCACGGCTACACGCTGGTGCCCGGTACCACCGGGCTGCTGACCGAGCAGTTCTCGAACGTTCAGGAAACTGAACGCCTGCTGTCCGCCCAGGTGCTTGACATGGGCACCGGCTGGCTGCACGAGGAACGGGACATCACCGGCCGGTGGACCCACGGCGGCGGCGGGCTGGAGTCGCACGCGGCCAGCCTGGAGCGGCACGGCTACCGGGGGCGGTTCGAGGGCTACGACCCGCAGATCCCGTCGATGGAGGCAGCCGACCAGCGCAAGCCGCTGAACTTGCCGGGACGGCCTGACGGTGCCGGTACCCCCGAGGACCCGATCGACGCCCAGGGCGACATGGGCCGCGCCGTGGACCTGATGGCGGCTGGCAGCCACGTCCGGCTGAGCAGCCCGGCCGAGATCAAGCCGCTGCTCGACGCGGTGAACGCGAAGGCCAGCGCGCAGGGCTACACGCGGGACAACGAGCCGCCCTGGGACCTGGGCCTGGTCAGCGTCAAGGGCACCCGGCTGTTCAACGAGCAGACCCTGGGCATCCCGCGCACCGACATGCCGCAGCTCAACGGCCCGGCCCGGCCCGGCTCCGAGGCGGCGCTGCTGGCGGGCGGGGCCAACAAGTTCATCGAGCTGGACCCCGAGTTCCGTGACCAGCTCAGGCGCGACGGCATCGACGTCAAGAACGAGCGCGTACCGGCCGGTAACCTGCGCGCCACCCAGACCCAGCTCACCGCCGCGACGGTGGCGGGCATCACGGCGGCGGCCGAGAAGAACGTCCCGGCCGTGCGAAAGATGCTGAAGGAGCCCATCTGGGTCACCAGCGACAACTACGTGATCGACGGGCACCACCGCTGGGCATCAGATGAGGCGCTGGCGTACGCCGGGCTCGGGCCGAAGGAGATCGAGGTCCAGCGGATCGGCCTGCCAGCCCGGCTGGCCATCCCCTACGCCATCTCCTTCGCTGTCGGCATGGGCATCGGCGGCCGGGCGCTGGGCAACGCCAGGCTGGTCGAGGGCGCGAACACGGACAGCGAGCCGCTGATCGACATGGCGTTCAACCCGGACCAGCTCCGCGATGACCGGGGGCGCTGGGCGAAGTTCGGCGCGGTAGGCGAGGCCGCCGACATCATGCGCCAGAACCGCGAGGGCTTCAGCGTCAGCCTGCATACCGGCGGTGAGCCGAAGACCGGCTACATGGTCGCCCAGACCGACCACACGCACGTCTTCCCCGAGTCGGTCCTGGACGATCGCAAGGCCCTGACCCGTGCTATTGACGACATGCTGATGTCCGAGAAATCAGCCTTCAGGGACCGGAGCACGTTCCTCGGCGGGTGGGTACACGGCGGTAAGCTATGGCTGGAGCCGAGCGACAACATCACCAGCAAGTCCGAGGCGGTGCGCGCGGCAGCCGAGCGCAACCAGATCGCCATCTGGGACGTGAACAACGGCGCGGAGATCCAGACTGGAGGAACCGGTGGCGGAAGCATCATCGAGCACGCCAACGCCGAAGGTGATCGTGCCTATCCCGCCTGGCTACTGGGACCTCCCGGAGGACGAGCGGCTGGCGGCAGCGGAGAAGATAGCCGAGCAGGTCCAGGCGGGATTGACGCACCGCTCCTAGACCTCGCGTTCCATCCCGATGAGCTGCGCGACTTCCGGGGGCGCTGGACCAGGGGCCGCACCGAGCAGATGCACATCGGCAAGCTGCTGCGCGCGGCGGCTGACCCGTTCGTCGGTGCCCCGATCCCGAACGAGCAGGCGCTGGACACGGCGGTCGTGGCCGAGACAGCCAAGGCGGCGAACATCGTCCCGCGCCTGCTCGGCGGCAGCCACGAGGAATGGGACGGCGAGGCCGAGCTGTACCGCAACGAGACCAAGCCGCACATCCTGGCCGAGATGGAGTGGAACGGCACCTTGTCCATCGCGGACAACGTAGCCGCCGCGATCAAGGACGCCAGCGACCGCCCGGACGATCCTGTCCGCTACCCCGATGCGTTCGAGGTACTGGAACACGAGATGATCCACGGCGTGGTCCCGGAAGGCAGCGCCGCGCGCAATAAGAGGGCGTACCAGGTCTTCGCGCTCAGCCAGATCGAGGAAGGCTTCACCGAGCTGGGCGCGATCCACCACGCTGCCGAGTTCATGGACCAGATGGGCCTCGGGGACCGGCAGGCGCACACCTTCCCCGGCCACACCGTGAGGGAGATGGCCGAGACCATCAACAACCCGGACGAGATCACCAGGGGCAACGCCTGGGGCCACTACCCGCAGCAGACCAAGGACGCCCAGGACTGGGTGCAGCAGGTGGTCCAGCAGGAGAACCTGATCCTGGACAGCCCGCAGGGCAAGGCGCGGATCGTGGAGCTGACCAACGAGATCAATCGCATGGGAGCAGACGGCAAGGTGCCGGTGATGTCCCGCCAGCTCGCCACGGCGATGGTCGCTGACGAGCCGAAGATGCGCAATGACCAGAAGTTCCTGGACGAGATGATCGCCACGATCATGGAAGCCATCCTCAAGCAGTGGAACACCGACAACCCGGAGGGCGCGGCGAAGCAGGCGTTCGGCGCGGCCAAGACCCTGGCCTTCCAGAAGGTGGCCGAGAAGCAGCGCGAGATGGCGGAAGCGGCATGACACCAGACGGGCAGCGGGCGCTCAGCATCGCCAAGTGGGCCTGGGAAGACCCGGCGGGCCGGGTCGCCAGCGCGCTCAGCCAGGTGCGCGAGATGGCCGCCGCCGCGACCGGCCAGGCGCTGCGCGAGATCCAGGACTCGGGCGTGATGCTTTCCAGATTGGCCGGGACGCTGGATACTGGTCCCGTGGTCGGAGAAGGCACGCTCCTGGGGCAGTTGGCGGGTGACACCATCACCAGCCAGCTCATCGACCTGGCTAACGAAGCCTGGCGCACCGAACGGCGGGGCAAGGGCGGGAAGTGGGTCGGCCCCGGCGGCGCTGTCGGCACGGAAGCCAAGCGGGCGGCACGGCTGCGGCGGATACAGGCCGCCCAGTCCCGCCACGCCAGCAGCACCGGCAGTCTCGGCGCGGGCAGCGACGTCTCCGACGAGCACCTGCGCCAGCTCATCCAGCAGGAGCTGGCCAAGCAGATCAAGGTCCCGGCGGACATCGCGCCCGAGAACAAGGCGGCCGAGGTTGCCTACCAGGTCAGCGGCAAGGTGCAGCCGACCAGGCGCGAGCAGCTTATCCACCAGCAGCTCATCGCCACCCAGGTCGCGCCGCTGGCCGAGAGCAAGGCCCAGCAGGCGGTGGCCCAGGCCCAGCAGCTCGTAAGCCAGAAGCTGGAAGAAGCCAAGAGGGAAGAAGACACCTGGGCGGGCCGCAAGGCCAAGATGAAGCTCGCCACCGAGGCCGGTCTTGCCGTCACGGGCGGTGCCCTGGCCTATCTCGCGGTGAAGTCGGGCGCTCCCGAGATCCTGCCGATCATCGCCACGGTGGGTCCGTTCCTGATCCAGACCATCATCGAGTTCTTCAAGAAGCTGTGATGGCGACCGTCAAACCAGAGGATCGCCAGTACCTCATCGACGTGTGGACAGAGCTTCTGGTGAGCAAGGGCATGGACGAAGAACGCGCCGAGGAATTTGCCACCGAAGTTACGGATCAGGCCATCGCGCAGCAGCAATCCTGAAGATTCCTGCATACCGGGTCATGCGTTCCTGGACGCGGCAGCCTACGATGGCCTTCAAGTAGACGTTGAGAGTCTAGGAGGCGTCATGGCCTCACGGCAGGCTGCCATCGCAGCACTAGCCGTACGCGGAGTGAGCAACCCCGAGCATCTAGCCGCCTACATCGCCAGCCGCACCAGGGGCAGCAGGGTCGAGCTGGCCACCCCCCGGCACCCGGTCACGTCGCCCGGCGACGTCCTGATCGGCCGCAGCGAAACCGGCGGCGCGTCGATCCGGCACCGCAAGGGCGGCACGCTGATCGGGGAGATCAGGAACGAGGACGGCTGGCGGGCGGTCTACGGCGGCAAGACGTCCACCCGGCCGCACGTGCACCAGCGCGGAGCCCTGGCCGAGCTGCTGGGCCTGTGGAACCGGGGCACCGACCAGCCTGCTGACGGGGCGCTCCAGCCGCCGCCGGTCCAGACGCCGCTGATGGAACAGTACGGGGTGCCCGCTATCAACGCCCTGGCCACGCCCGCGCGCTCAGCCGGTGACGGCGCTCGGGTCACCATGGCCAACGGCGGCAAGGAGCCCGACGCCGACGACAACCCGGACAACGAGTTGTCACCCAAGGGCCTGGCCATCAGGAAGAAGCTGAAGGCAAAGGGCTGGGAGCACGGCAAGGCGCACATGTTCGCCAAGCGCGCCCAGTCGTTCGGGGCACCCTCATGACCGCTTTCGCCGCGCTGCTGACCCCGTTCGACCGGGGCACTGCGATCGAGCTGGGCAACAAGCTCTGGCGCAAGCGGGTGCTGCCGATCGGGGACATCCAGTACCAGGGCCGTACGCTGCACTTCACGCCGGGCTACCTGGCGGGGCTGGCAGAGGCGTTCCGCAGCCGGGCGTATGACCAGGTGTCCTTCCAGCTCGCGGACGCGGGCAACAGTCATACCAATGACCCGGAGCGTCATCGCGGCACGATCGTGGACATGCAGACCGAGCCGGACGGGCTCTATATCACGCTCGATCCGACCCCGGCTGGCGAGCAGGTGCTGAGGGAGAATCCGTACCTGGGCGTATCGGCCCGGATTGTCGAGCAGTACCAGCGCGCGGACGGGAAGTTCTACCCCGCCGCCGTTCAGCACGTGCTCGGGACACTGGACCCGCGCATACCGGGCCTCGGGGCCTGGCAGACCATCGAGGCGGCCAACACGCCGTCACTCGTCATAGACCTCACCGGATCGAGTTACGCCGGACAGGAAGTGGAGACCATGCCCGAGCAGATGAACCCCCAGCAGCAGGCCAACCTGAGCAAGCTGCTCAACATGGACCCGGCTGCCCTGGACCGGCTGCTCGGGCAGCAGCAAGCCCCGCCTGCTGGTAACGGCAGCACGCCGCCCGCACCGCCAGCCGATGACGAGCTGACTGACGCCGAGCTGGCCGACCTGATCGCCGCCCTGGACGATGACGAGCTGGCCGCAGTCGAGGCCGGGCTTGACGCCGACACCGCCGATGCCATGGCGACCACCGGCCTGACGGCCGAGGCGCAGATGGCCATCGACCTCGCCAACTCCCGCGCGGATGAGACCGAGCGTCAGCTTGGCGTCTTCCAGACGCGGTTCGAGGCGCAGACGTTCGATGTGGAGAAGCGGCAGCTTGCCGATCTCGGCGTGCCGCCCTACATCACCGACCTGGCCCGGCCAGTGCTCCAGGGCTCCGGGCACACCATCGACCTGGCCAACGGCCAGCGGGTGGACGTCGGCCAGGTCATGCGCAAGGTGCTGAGCGAGTACGCCAAGATGGCGCAGATGCTCGACCTGGGCGCGGAGCTGGGCACCCCGATGGACGAGCCGCCCGGCGCGCAGCCGAGCGCGGAGCAGACGGCGCGCAGCGAGGTCATCGACCGCGCCAGGCAGCAGATGGGCCTGTAGCCGATGGCCAGGTACATCCTCACCACGGCAGCGCAGGTGGCGTTCGTCAACTACCTGCAACCCGGCCGTGTGCACGTCAAGGGGCAGACCGTGGACCTGTCGCCAGCCGAGGTCACCGCTCTCGGGGCTGGCAACATGCGGGCGGTCGCTACCGCTACCGTCCACGACCAGCTCGGTGAAGCTGTCGGCGTATCGAACGGCTCTTAGGAGGAACGATGGCAGGAGCCCTGCCGCACTACAAGGTTGGCCCGTCCAACTACCAGGTGTTCGGCCTGATCTACGGCGGTCAGTGGGTCATGCACCACTCGATCACGCCGGGTACCACAGACCTGACGGTGACGCTTGCGACACCCTCGGTCAACTACGCGCTCGGCGTGGCCGGAAGTGATGCCGCGCCCATCTCCGTCCAGACCGGCCTGCCGAACACCTACGGCCAGCCGCTGATTGACATCTCCGTGCTGACTGACTACGTGGCGGTCTACTACGGCGGCGTGGACATCTTCTGCTGGTACTCAGGGGCGGCCTACGTCGGCCAGCCGCTGATGATCAGCGCGGTCGGCGGCAACGCCGGGACCGTGGTCGCCTACGCGGCTGGCACGGCTGACCTCATCGTCGCTCGCTGCACGCACCCCGGCGGCATCTCAGCCGGGATGCTCACCCAGCAAATCGGCGGCCAGGGCGGCGCGTCCTACTTCTTCGGCCGCTGCCGAGTCGAGATTTGAGGGAGTGAGTCATGCCGACTGGTGCCAGGAGCTATAGCGATGCACCACGGATCACCGTCAACGAGCTGCTGAAGGACCCGCTGGTCATCCCACAGCTCATCCTCGATATCACGCGCAACGAGTTCGTCATGGACTCGGTGCTGCGGTCGGGCGGGGCGGCACCATCCGGCGCGGTCAGGTACGCCGAGAGCACGCCTCTGTACGCCGACGACTACCCGGAGATCCGGCCTGAGTTCGGTGAGGTCCCGATCGTGCCGACCAGCGTCGGAATCCCGCGAGTGGTCTTCAGCCACGAGCGCGCGATGGCGATCATGGTCTCCGACGAGATGCGCCGCCGTCAGGCCATCGACCCGGTGACCCGCCAGCTCTTGCAGGTCAAGAACACGATGGTCTACTCGTGGAACACCGCCTTCTACTCGGCGGTAGTCTCCAACGCCTCGATCCAGACGCTCGCCGTGGCGAACGCCTGGGCCAGCGCGGCTGCGACCATCCGGGCCGACATCATGCAGGCGGTCTACCTCATCGAGAACGCCAACATCGTGTCCCCGAGCGGCGTGACGCAGTGGCTCGGATTCGAGGCCGACACGCTGATCATCAACCACGGCACCAAGAACACGCTGCTCCAGAGCGCCACGTTCGCCGCGCCGTACATCGGTGACATCGCCAGCGAGAACCTGCTGTACACGGGCACGCTCCCGCAGCAGATCCTCAACCTGGACGTGATGGTCTCCCGTCAGGTCCCGGCGGGCAACGCGCTCATCATGCAGCGCCAGCGGGCGGGCTTCTTCGCGGACGAGCTGCCGTTCATGGCAGGCCCGCTCTACCGCGACGAGCCGCGCAAGACCTGGCGCTCGGACACCCAGCGCGCCGCCGCCATCGGCCTGGACCAGCCGCTGGCCATCGTGCTGCTGAGCGGAGTCTGATGCCCCCGCAGACACGGCCAGCCGCAGGACGCCCGGCACCGGTCATCAACGAGGCATCGGAGATGATCCCGCTGTCCGAGGCCGAGCGCGAGGTGATGAACAAGCTGCTCGCGCGGGAGAGCCAGGTGCAGACGCCTGCTACCAGGCCCGGTGACCCGTACGTCGCGCTGATCAACCTGAACGTGCCCCGGCGCGGGACTGACCCGCTGCGCGGCTCGGACCTGGTGATGGCGGGCGAGACGGTCAATCTCACGCCCGAGGAAGCGGCTGGCTACATGCGGCACGGGCCGGGAGACGGGCGCAGGGTGCCGGTCATCCGGCCCGCGACCGGCCCGAAGTCCAGCAGCGAGGCACCGCAGCGTGTCCCCCCACGCGCGGTCTCGGGGGCGTTGCGGCAGCCCGCAACGCCCGCTCCGGGCTCGGGCATGCCGCTGCCCGACCCGGCTGGCGCGTCCGCGATCCTCCAGCAGGAAGTCCCGGAGACCGGCGAGCCGGTGCCGGGCAGCGAGAACAGCGACGGTGACCCCGGAGCGGGCGGCACGTACGTCAGCGCCGAGGACATCCTTCCCGAGCGCACCCGAGCGAGGGCAGCGCAAGCTCAGGCCGGGAGGTAACAGCTCATGCCGCCTTTGGGGCCAGCCAACGTCTTCGCCCCGTGCCCGCGCTGCAACACGCTGCGGACGCTTATCGGCAGCGGCACGGCCTATATGTGCGGCGCGTGCGAGTGGGCGTTCACGGCGAGCACGGTGGCCCCGACCGGGACCGGCACGGGCGCGGTGACCACCGCATCGACCGCGATCACCGTGGCCAGCGGCGGCGCGGCCTTCACCAGCGTCATGTCGCTGCTGTACGACACGGCGGCTAACGCCGAGATCGTCCGGGTCACGGCTACCGGGTCCGCGACTTCCATCCCGGTCGCCAGGTTCCAGCGTGCGCACGGCGGCGGCGTCACGTTCGGCCAGCTCCTGCTAACCCCGTCGCAGCTCGCCTCCGAGCGGGTACCGCCAGCGGCTGGCTGGGGCTTCTGATGGCGCTGAACAAGTACGTCCTGACCGCCACCGTGACGGTCGCCGCAGGCACGGCCTCCACGCTGGTCGCCGGGGAGCCCGGAACCGGCGGCGCGGCTGGCTTCGGCAACGCCAGCACCACCGGAGGCCCGCTGTACCCGGCGACTTTCGTCAAGAACACGGCGATCGTGCTCGACCCGGCGAGCCCGCTGTACACCGCGATCGGGGCCGGGAACCTGCGAGCCTACGTGCAGGGCCAGGACGATGTTGGCCACGCCGCGCTCGGGAATTTAGGAGGGCATGATGGCTGTCTCGACACCTGCGGTCCCGCTCACCACGGTCGTGGTGACCAACACCACCGGCCAGTATGTCTCGGTCGCCATCGTCGGCGGCACCATGACCAACGTGAGCATCAACGGGGTGACCGCTGGCGCGGGCGCGGGCAACTACTCGCTACCGCCCGGCGGCACCATCTCGATGACCTATACGGTCGCGCCCACCTGGACCTGGACCGCGCCGATCGCCACCAGCTACACGCCCGGCTACTCGGCCTACAACTCCGGTGCCTCGGGGCCTGGATACAGCCCGATCACCGCGATGCCGTACGCGGCGCATTCCCTGTCCGGCTTCACCGGCTGGGGCGTGGGGGTGTGCAACTGATGGCCGCCAGCCCGCGCATTGTCGCCAATGACGTCATCGTGGCCTGGGATCTCGTCTCGACCCTCGTCAGGCGAGGCACCATCGTGGACATCCCGCCCGGCGGACCCCTGGAGGCGGCCTACGGCGGCGCTGGCAACCTGGTCGCGCTCGGGCCGACCAGCGCCCAGGTAGTGTCCGGCGACACAGAGCCCGTAGGGGACTCGGGAGGCGGCAACCTGTGACCGCACCCGCTCCCGCTCCCGCCTACACCGGCCGGTCGCCGTGGTTCGTGTTCCGGCTGCTGTGCCTGGTCGCCGCCGTCTGCCTGTTCATCGCCGCGCTGGAGTTCTCCCGCATCCTGCATGGTGGCGCTGACATGGGCTGGGCCTGGGGAGCTGGCGGTCTCTCGGCGTTCTTCCTGGCCTGGTCGGTGCCATGACTACTCCCCTGCCCACCGGGCCGCTCTATGCCTCGGTCGATGACCTGAAGCAGTGGGTGAGCGGTACTGATTCCGGTGTCGGCACGCCAGCCCAGCTCAGCGACGATCAACTGTCGCTGTGCCTGTACTCGGCGTCCAACCGGGTCAGCGTCTACGGCGGCGGCATCTACGACGGCAGCACGGCGGCGGCCACCCCGCCGCCGGTCTTCCATGACCTCACGCTCGACCTGGCCGCGTTCTTCGCCTGGCGGACCTACCTCAAGGGCAAGGTCATGGCCGCCGACCACCCGGTGTTCGTGGCCTACCAGAGCGCCCAGCAGATGCTCAACGACGTCCGCGAGAACAAGATCGACCTGGACGTCATGGTGGCCGGGAGCGGTGTCGGGCCAAGCGAGACCTCGCATCCCATCAACCGCATCCCGAACATCTTCACCGGGGAAGACAGCAACACGCGGGTCGTGAACAACCAGCTTGAAGTCGATGTGCCAGCCGGTCTGTGGTCGCCTCGGGCCATGGGCTGGAGCAGCAGCCAGGGGTGACATGGAGACCTTCAGCGCGCGGATAGCGGAGCTTCGCCGGATGACCGGCGCTCCGCATACGCTGCGCGGGCAGGTTACCGTGGACCAGATCTACGCCCACTACCAGCACGAGCACCTGGAGTTCCGGCATCCGCGCGGCGGGCACGCGCTCTACCTCCAGTCCCCGCTGTACGAGTACTACAACGGGTACCTGGGCGGCTACGCCCGCGAGGTGCTGGACAACGGCGGCCAGGACGCGATGGCCCAGGCGATGAACCACCTGAGCTACCGGGTGGAGATCGAGGCACCCGTGGAGTTCGCTGACCTGCGGCGCTCCGGGCACCCCGAGGTCTACTCCGGGCAGCGCCAGGTCTACGACCGGCAGCCCAAGCAGCACCGGCTGACCGAGGGCGAGCTGCGGATCAAGGCCCGGCTGCGGCACCTGCCGCCCGAGCTGATCGGCTGGATCTGGTGGCACGTGATGCACAAGCAGGAGCCGCCGCCGCACCTGGGCGGGAGGCGCGGATGAGCACGCCGACTGTCGCCATGACCAAGGTCGTGATCGACCTGCTCACTGCCATGGGCTGGGACGGGGCGCAGGAGCTGGGCTACCCGCTGTATCCCGGTATCGAGATCCTGACCGAGCCTGACCGGGCGGTGTTCATCACCGCTACCGGCGGGCCGGGCTTCACCACCGAGGAAGCGGCCACCGACGCCTGGTCCTTCCAGGCCCGCGTGCGCGGACCCACCGATGAGCCCTACGAGCCCGAGATCATGGCACTGCGGCTGGACCAGATGCTGCTGGGAGCGCCGTACCCGCTGACCGTGGACGGCGTGCGGGTGCTGGCCGCGAACCGGGCCGGGAGCCCGCCGACGCCGCTGCCGCTCGACCCGAATGACCTGCGGCATGAGTTCACCTGTTCCTACATCGTGATAGCTGGAGTGTGAGATGCCTGCCGGACCCCGCGTTACCCTTCAGCCGATTCCGCTGAACCTCAACCCGTCCGGGCCGGGCCTGTTCATCGTCGCCACCACGCCCGGCTACGACCTGGGCAGCCCGAGCGCGATCACCGCGTGGGGCACCGCGCTCGGCGTGCAGGTCCCGAACAACGGCCAGGTCATCCTCGGCTTCGCCTGCGGGGCCACCCCCGCTGGCGCGTTCCAGGTGCTCGTCGGGGACCTGATCGGCAACACCGGCCAGGTCGCCGCCGGTACTGCCATCGCCGGGACGATCGCGGCCAACACCGTGGGCTGGCTGGGGCCGTGGTCGCCGCTCACCTACAACCAGCAGGCCCCGGCGCAGGTCACCTACGCGGGCGCGATCAATACCCAGGCGCTCACCACCGCCGCGCAGGGCTGCGTAGTCGTGGACTTCACCACGACGACCACGCTGGCGCTGCGCGCCTATTCGCTCATCCCGGTCCAGCCGTGAGAGGAAGAAACTGATGGCAGATGCGCCGACAGAGGTCATCCCCGCTATTCCGGCTGACCCGGATGCGCCTGTACCGGACATGACTGCACCGGCAGCGCCTGCACCGGCAGCGCCAGCGGAGGATCTGTCAACCCAGGTGGCTGACCTGGAGAGCCAGCTTGCCGAGCTGCGGGCCGCAGCCAGGTCGGGTGCCACGGTGAAGATGAAGGTCGAGGACCCGCACGTCGCCTTCGTGCTTGGCCATATCGTCGTGGGCACCGAGTACACCGATGTCCCATCCAGCTCCGTCGCTGCCCTGATGGAGGGCG